CCTTTTCAGACAATGCGGAACCACCTCTCTTTTAGAGAAGTGTGCGATGGGTGTTTGGGTTCGCTGACCCGGGGAGTCCCCGGGACACTCAAGAATAGTAAGGTACCTAGAAAAAGGTACTTTAAGATTCCTGGTGTACGTACATGGTTAAAAACTAGTGGTGGTAATTATATCACCATATTTTCAACAAAGAACAAGATTATTTCTAAATTACTTAAAGAAGCAATGAAGGTGTTAACCGAGTCTCATGGACGTTCAACTACAGATTTTAGTACCTTTGAAAATTGGTACTTACATGAAGTTATTAGAATTTTTAAAATCACCGACAAGACTATTGAACCAGAGAAACTATTCCGGGAAGCCACTGATGGTTTCTTCGAGAAGGCTTCTTTTGATTCAAATCTTGAATGGTTTTGGTTTAATGATTCATATTTAGCTGAGATTCTGCAGTTTGTTTCGGCCGAGATTCATATCCTTACGGATGTTATACCGGATTTTCACAAACGCTTCTCTTTTGAAGAACAATCAAAATTATATTTAAATACATTGAAAATTCCTCGTGATTCATTCATAAAACATATTAAGTTCCATACTGCCTGTCCTATGGCTAGTATACTGGACCAGGATTTGCCCGCAAAGCCCTCTGACTTTACGGGACATTATCTCATTTGGACTGGTTCGGTTAAGAGGTACTTAAAAAATATTTTAAATCGACGTAATTTTAATTCAAAGGATACCCCTTTATGCTTAAAGATTGGAATGGGTTTTCTTCAAGGTATTAAAAGAGGTTGTGCCACTGTGCCTTCCTCTTTCTTATACTCTGAGGTTATTTCTCATATCCATGCTATGACCACTCCTCCAGAGTTAGTACCTGGATGGGAGTACACTGATGGTTTTGCCACTAAGTACTCTGATCCAATATTACAAACTTTTGGTGCGACGTGTGAGCATGTCTTAAAACAAACAAATAAGGTGTATGTACCAAAACCATATGAGCCTTCTCATAACGCTTCTTTTGAACGCTCTCGGGGTGAACCTGAGTTCGAGATTGAGAAGTTTGTTAAGGGGGGTGCCTATATGGAAGTTGTACATTCTTTGGGTTTACAGAAGATAACCAAAGAGGTTATTCTTAAAGGTGATGTTGGTTTTAATATTAGTTATGAATTGCCGGATATGGATGAAGTTGCTGAGTTATGTAGGATTAAGTATCCCTCTCGTTTTAAATTCGTCGATGATGATCCACTTTTTAAAGAATATTTCCCTGAATTATTTGTCAGCTCACCTCAATTGAGTCGAGAGCTTTCTGATACTCAGGTTATACCTTTATGTGAACCATTAAAGATTAGAGTAATTACGAAAGGTGAGGCTTTACCTGCTTATTTAGCAAAAACTCTTCAGAAAACTATGAAATCTTATATTAATAGATTTCCATCCATGATTCTAACTACTCGACCATTAAAGGTTGATGATTTTAGAGATGTTTGGGCCCGTGAAAAGGCTATAGAGTCCCAATTGGGGATTAATCTGAAGTTTTGCGAACATGTTTCTGGTGATTATAAGGCTGCCACAGATAAATTGAATATTAATTTTACAAAATTGATATTTGAAAGATTTATGGTTGTTCTAAATATACCACAAGCTGATCGTGATGTTTACCGTTCTGTTCTATATGAACAACGGGTTCATTATCCATTTGCAGCTAAATTATGTAGAGATAAAAAACTAAATAGTTTAAATTGCTTACATAAGGCAAATATTGAGGCTAAGAAGCTGTATAAATTAGAGTATGCAAAATGGGTCAGCGAGGGAAGTAATTTCCTAACTGAACCTGTTTTACCACCTTTAGAATTTGCAGTTGAACAGAAAAATGGTCAGTTGATGGGTTCAATCCTATCCTTTCCTATTTTATGTTTAGCAAACCTTATTTGTTATAAATGTGCCTTAGATGAATATATTAATATTGATAATAAATTACGTTCAAAGAAATTTGTTAATGTTTTTGATTTACCAGTGTTAATTAACGGTGATGATATTTATTTCCGTTCGAATCCCGTGTTTTACGAGATTTGGAAGAAATATATTGGCATTGCCGGTTTTGTTCTTTCTATTGGTAAAAATTATGTGCATAAGTCAATTTTTACAATTAATTCACAATGTTTTAGATATAATGATGAGCAAGATTCGATTGATGAAATTACTTACTTAAATGTTGGTCTTCTAATCGGACAATCAAAGTCCGGTATATTAGGTGAAAAGTTACCCACATGGGACCTTTATAATAAGGTCACAGTTGGTTCCTACAATAAAGTAGATTCTCACAATCGTTTCTTTTACTACCATAAGGATAGTATTGCTCAAATCTCCAAAAATGGTAATTATAATTTATTCCTTCCTAAGTTATTAGGCGGTCTTGGTTTCATTAGGCCCGATCCGGCAATTCCGGTGAAGATTACCCGATTCCAAGCACAACTCGGAACTTATTTTCATAATCGAATTATTGCTGCTTATAAGACACCTGAAAAGGAACTTCATATGAGTCAAGCACATTTAATTGATGAACATAGTCCCGATGTCTACGATACATATCTCGGAGACCAAATATTTCAGTTTATTAAGAAAGATGAGGAAGTTCCGGAAGGATATCTTCCTCTAAATCTTAGTAAAAGAACTGAACATTTATTTGTCCACGACTGGGGTAATTTCGAACCTAAATTAGAATTTAGATCCATTGATTCTCAAACACTGAAACACTTTCGTGAGTCAGTCAAGAAATATCAAGGTGATAAATGCTGGTTTGGTGCTGAATCTGCCATATCCGGTAACTACCCTTACGTACTTGTCCGTAGAGTGTTAGATGATGTCGAAACTTATCAGGAAAATTTAAGAGAAGTAGTCTATAATAAAGTTCTAGAAAATATTAAAGATTATTTTGAGGTTAAAGAGAAATTAAAGCCATTGATTTTCAATGGTAATCCACAGGTAGTAACTGATGTTACTACCTTTTGAATTTAATGCCTCAGGCTCCCCAAAACAACAACAAACAAAACACGAAACATTCTAATGCAGCTATGCAAAAGATTAATGAACAAAACAAGAATCAGAACAAGTCACAGAAGAAAGTTAATCATCGGCGTGGTTATCAGCAAAGACCTACTTTAAATCAAAGTCAGATGTTTTATGCTGCTTTAACATGCCCATTTGATCCTAACGTTCTCGGTGTACAAGTTCCTGATCCCTTTCCTTACCCAACACAAGTCTACCACGTTCATCAAACAACAGTAATTGGTAATGCTGCCAATAATTCTGGTAGCGGTGCTATTGCCTTTCTCCCTAATCCTGTCTTATCTTTGATAGACATTACTCAGGCGAATGTAGGTAATATTACCGGTTCCTGTATTAAAGCAACACCCTTTACTAGATACGGTCCTTTGACACCAACCAATGTTAGCAATGCTATCCTTGGGGCTATTACACCAACAGCCCTTTCGGACGTCTTTGCTGACTATCGTGTTGTCAGTTGGGGTATTAAGATTTCTAATCTTATGCCTGAACTGGTTGCCACTGGTCGCGTTATTATTGCCCAAATTCCTTTAGGGGATACAATTCCATCATACCCTAATTTAGCATCGGCTATTCAGCCTGTTACTTTAGAGTCAATATTTGGTATTGATCCCGTTTTCCTTGGATCATCGAACATCCTTGAGTTACCTACTGGTTTCCAACTCACTGCACAAGATTTCTTGCACGGTGATTTAGAATGTGGTGGGATGTACTCGGCTGCCGACTTCTGGGATTTTAAGACTACAAGGGATATAGGTAAATTGAATGTGGGTGGTTCACCCGGTACTATTTTCACTGGAGATGACGTTGCCGTCACAACTTCTGGTTTAAATTATGGAATAGGTTATAAAGATATGACAAGATGCAGAGGAGGCTCTGCGATCGTTATCTATTTCGAGGGTATGCCTTCGAATCAAATTGAAAATTTCTTTCAAGTAGAAACGATATATCATTTAGAAGGTACACCGAACTTCTCTTCAATTAGCAATAATGCTTTGATCTCTAGCACAGCTCGTAAGACCGCCGTGGGTACAACCCAGAACGTTGAACAAGTTATGGCTAAAGCATCTAAAGTTGAGAATGTTTTCACCTGGATTGATAGAGGGGCTGACTTCTTAAATAAGAATAAGTCCACTATTATGAAGGTTGGTGCAGCTGCTATGGCATTTTTATAAAAATATTAAAATTCATTAATTAATTAAATCTTTCATTAGAAAATTCGTAAATAGTTATTAACCATGTACAACGATCTAATCGACTCATCGTATTGCTTTTCCAAAAAGCTCTACGACAGGTGGGCGTACTTATACACCAACCTGG